GTCTGCATGGCGTCGGGGTCGCCCCTGCGCATGGCCTCCAGTGCCTCAGCGTGCTCGCGCACCAAAACGGTCCAATCCGCCGCCGGGCTGTAGCTGTAGGCGGCCCAGATATGGAACGACACCAGGCCCGGTTGTTGGCTGATTGCCGTTGGGCGCCACTCGCCGCGTTCCACCATCCACCGTTTTTTGCTGTGGGGGATCGGCTCATTGCAATTCTCGCAGCCGTAATGGCCGGCGCGCTCACCCTCTCGAATCATCTGCTCCCAGCGGAGCACCTGCATGGCCTGGCAAAACGGGCACGGCACATAGAACCGGCGCTGATCGCCGCGGAGGAAGGCCTCTTCGGTTTTGCCACCGGAAAAGATTGGGGTTCCGCCTTGGCCGATCTTGCGGTCCCAGTAGTAGTCGGCCCGGTTGCGGCCCAGCTTGATCGGGTCGCCCTCGTCCAGTCTGGGGTAAGCGTCAACTTCGTCAAACAACACCACCTTCCGCGACTTGCGTCGGAAGCTCCGGCCGCTGGCGGCGTTCACGATGTCGATCAGGCCGCCGTTGGCGAGCTGCTTAAGCAAGATCGTGTTGCTGGCGGTGCCGCGGGATTTGCTCTCTGAGATCAGGCCTCGCAGCACCGGCGTGTCTTCAAACAGCGGCTTGATTTCCTCCTTGCTGTAACCCTCGGCGTCTTCCTTTACAGGCTGGACAATCATCACCGGGCAGGGATCTTGGTGGCTGTAGTACTGGACCACCACGCCTAACATCTTTGTCCAGCCCACACGGGCTGATTTCATGATCGCCACTGTCTCTACAGTCGAATCGGTGAAGGCGTTGAGGATCTCGCGCTGGTAGGGCAAGGTGTTCCACTTCCCTTTCTCGGCTGCGTTGCCGGTCATCACCGCAAACTCATCGGCGTATTCGCTTAGCTGCAGCCGCGGCGGTGGCTTGAAACCAGCCAAGATCTGACGGGTCAGTTCCGCAGGGTCGGCAGTGATCATGCGTGCACCTCCCCGGTTGCCAGCTCATCGAGGGCCTCGCGGATCAATCCGGTCAGCAGCTCCACTTCCTCAATCTCCAAGTGCGGGATTCGTTGTTTTGCGGTACTGGGCACGCCAAGCAGGCGGGTTCGGGTGATGTTGACAGCCGCGCCCCATGCCAGCTCAACGTCCTCGCGGCGGAGCAGTAGGCCTTCCTGAGTTTTGCGCTGCAGCTCCAACAGGTTGGCCTTTTCATATTCGCTGCGGGCGCGGCTGACTGTGTAATCAGGTAGATCCTCTGGCGCGTCGCTGGGTAGCTGAGCAGGCTGGCGCCGGGGCGGTGCCGGGGCGGTGCCTGCTGATGCGGGCCGTTCGCGCTTTGCCGCTGGCTGCCGTGCCTCAGCCTGATGCGGTGCCACCCTCGCCAGGTACTCACCGACGACGAGGTCAGCATCCACACGCAGCGGCTTGGGTTGGAGGATGCAAAGGCTCCCCATGAGGGCCCCCTTCTCACAGAGCTTCTCCAGGTTCTGCCGAGTGCAACGGCGTCCGGTCTGGGTCTCGATCAGCTCCGCAGCCTTGGTGCTATTGACTAAGTTCGCCATTGCAACCAGCCTAGCGAGCGGTTGCAACCGGTTGCAAGTTGGTAGGCTGAGGCTGTTAGATCATGGCAAGCTGGTTCCACCTCGCCGGCCCACAAACTCAGGTTAGCGACTGTGATTTGCAACCTTGTTGAGAACCCTTATCAACAGCTAGAGAGAGGTTCGAATTTACCCTCAAATAAAAATGTCCAGGGAGGACCCAGAAGCCACCCCCCAATCACATCAGCCCCCTTGATCTTCTGTAATTGACTGTTTCATTTGTGACTTGCTCAAAATGAATGCCAAATACTCTCTTAAACTCCGTCAACGCTATTGAATGAATGTTGAACTTTCTTTCATAGTTAGGTTGTTCGGTGATTGACAGCGATCGAATGAAGCCCCGTTTATATCCAACGGTTTGCGGCCTGCCTCGTTGGTGCGTGCCGCGACCGGTGCCACCTTTGGGCCCTGACCCTGCGCGTTGAGCAATGGCGCCAGGACTGGCGCCAAGCTGCCATCGTGACGGGCGCGACCCATCGGACCTCAAAACAAAGTAGTCAGACCCACTTCGCTTTGATCCTTTGCCGCCTTTTGTGTTTTGCGTTGAACCTGCAATATTGGCAGCACTCAGCCTTGAAAGAATACGATTGTATTCAGATGGTGGCAAGTTGCCATACTTGTTGATCTTGCTACCTGCAAAACGGTTAGGTACGATGAACTGATCGTTACGAATCAATCCAGCTTTCCTCAATCTCAATTCAGTTCCCTTGGGCCTCCTGTCACCACCGCGAGACAACAGACCCATGTAGCGGCCTGATGGCACACCCCCAGCCAGTCGCGTGGTGCCTGACCAGTCCTGCCATATATTGCCGTCACCATAGGACCAACCAACGGCAGAGGATAGGTTCTGTGGTGTGGCCGGATAATGCCTAAGGCCCCTGGTAGTCCATGAAACAGCGCCACCTTTGATTTGAGGAAGGATGGTGGCCCTTAGCTTATCTGCAGCATCTTTTGATGACTTGGTCATTGAAATGGCTGCAATATTGTTAAAGCGTCCAGTTAGATGCGCAAGTGCTCTATTCATTGCTTCAAGCTCTGAATAGTCAATCTTGAAAGATACTGCAGTCATGTCACACCCTCAACATCCTCGACAACAATCTCACACCCTTCAAGCTCACCAGGCAAACAATAAACTTTCATCTTTAAGACTCTGCATACCTGTGCATCATCCTTGAACAGCACACCGGTCAAAGCGTCCAGCGTGGATCGCTCAATCTTATCCACGTCTGGCTTAGTGATCATGTGTCTAGGTGCGCTTGATTTTAACTCTCCTTTTGAGTTGAAGTGACACTTAGGCCGAGCAAACCGAAAGGCTAGGTCAACGAACACAGCCCCCATGGCCATGGGCTTTCCGGTTTTCAGCGCCTCCTGCCTAACCGCTTCCCGCCATGGCTTCAGGTTTACTGACTGCTCTACCATGCGCCCGCCACCTACATGGCGTTTGGAACCCTGAGGTGCAGGCCTAATCCCCTGGACGTTGAATGAGATGCTTGCCATGGTCTGAGGCTATCTGGGTTCGGGGTTGAAAGGCTGAGCAGCTGCGGGCAAACGTGATTCCCTCCAAACACTCAGGAATGTCGATCGTGCAATATCCAGGCCGCCTGGTATCCACCCCATCGTCATCATCAAACCGCCGAGGGCTGACCTCGAACAGCTTGCAATCCTGGCAGGTACGCATCAGGACGGCAGCCGACACACGCGGAAGGTCAGGGCAGATTGAGCGTCTGGCCCGGCCAGTCCTGATGTCTGTAACAGTTGTGTGATGAGCAATCTTGTGCCGACGAGCTAGCTCAGTGCAGCTGATGTCTAGCGAGGCAGTGAGGATCGCTCTAACAATCGATTCTGGTGTTCCTCGGCTGTCTAAAGATATTTGACGGAGAGCTTCTGGGGTAATCCTGGGCAGCTCTGAAGCAATTTTGGCGCCGCGCTTACCAATCCTGTAGCACCTGACTGTTGAAGGGTTTAGGCCAAGATCCGCTCCAATGTCGTGGCAGGACACTTCAATAGGGTAAGCCAGTATTGCCCGCACGGTGGCTTCGTCGATCACACGCCATCACCCTGTAAATCCTTTACAACCAGCTCAGCATATCCAGCAATATCATGCCAGGAATCATCGTAGTTATTGTCCCCATTTACAATCCTGCCAATTTTGTGGAAGATCATATCCAAAGCTTCCTGTTGTATTGGTGGCAATTTTTTAAGGCGAGCAGCTAACTCATTGGCCAACACTTCTTTAAACGCCATGGTCACTTCTGCTTGACCTTTGAACGAGCCATAGCGGCTGCCACGCTCAATAAAAGTTGCCTGCAGGGTGTCTTGACTCACTCCCCGACCCCCGCAGCCCGCGCACGCAGAAAGCTGATCGCATCGTCAAAGCTCAAGGGGAAAGGAAGTGGAGGTGACCCAAGCTGAAACACCTCCATCTCAGCGATGATGTGGGTAATGGCGTTTTCCGCAAGCCGGGTTAGCCACATGTCATCAACCCTTACCGAATCAAGGGTTTCCTGAGACGACTCCACCAACCGGCCGAGCATGGTGGAGTTGTGGTAGCTGCGGACCCCACCGCCGATGTCACGGCCAAGGGGGCTGGGTTGAAAAGTCATGGGCTGCTGCGTGGATTGGAGTTCCGAGCCTGAGGGCAAAGCTAGGGGGTGGGGTTGGGTGTTGGCAAGGCAAGGGGCCAGAGGGCC